TATGTAGAGGAAGAAGTTGTAGAAGTTGTCGAAGAAGAGTGTACACCAGATAGCTTGACATTCGGCGGCTGCTAACCATGAAGTACCTGCTGTTTGTTTTGCTTGCAGGCTGCTCTGGCACACTGACTGAAACTAGGTCGGTGTGTCTTGGCTTATGCGTAGAAACTACATTAGAGACTGAGGCTGTGAGCAAAGAGGTGCATAGTGAACGTAGACGAACGTAGAATTGAACGCATGGAAAACACTCTCGACAAAGTATGCGAAGCTGTTAGCCAGATCGCAGTAGTCGATGAGCGTATAATGTCGCTTCTTAGTAGGCTGGATCGTTTTGAAAAGCGCCTTGATGAACAAGAAGGCAAAATCATTGAGCTTTCTGAGGACGTTATCTTAAACTCTAAACTAGTTAAGACCAGTGAACGTTTCTTTTGGGTAGGCGTCAGTGCTCTGGCGTCTTTCATTGTTTACATGGTGCGCTAATGCTTGATCTTTTGATAGGCCCAGTCACAGCTCTGCTTGATAAGTTCATCCCTGACACCACAGAAAGGAATAGACTTGCTCATGAAATATCTACGATGGCTGAGAGACACGCTCAAGAGTTGGCTAAGGCCCAGATTGAAGTTAATAAAGAAGAAGCTAAAAGCACTTCTATCTTTGTGTCTGGATGGCGTCCAGCGGTTGGGTGGGTCTGTGTTAGCGGAATGGCATTTAATTTTATCTGCGTTCCTCTTGGGAATTTTTGCTTCTCTGTATCTGGGATGGCTGTTGTATTGCCAGCCTTGGATTTAAGTGAGATGCTTCCGGTGCTTATGGGAATGTTGGGGTTGGGCGCTATGCGCTCCTTTGAGAAAGCCAAAGGCGTAGCGAGGGATAAGTAATGCCTAGAAACACAGAATATCAAGAGCTAGGCGAGATAGGCAGCGCAGGCGGCGTTAATGTTGGGTCAAAAACGCCACAGCAGCAGACCTCAACTCCGGGAGCAGCGCAGACACAAAACTCTGCCATCCGCGCAGAAAACATAGACAAAAAACAAGAGTGTAACCTGACTGGTGGTTTTTATAATAGAGGGAATTGCTACAAAGGAGAAGATGCCCTAGATGTTATTGAAGGCATAGGAGAAAACTCCCCTGCTTACGAGAGGGCGCAAGAGTGGTTGGCTGAGTACAACGCAGAGCCGGGATTAGACGAAGACACCACGGCTGACGACACCACTGAAAACATAGAACAGCAAGAAGCTGAAGCCAGTGAAGAAAACGCTATGCAGGCTGCTTTAGACGGCGACTGGGAATCTGTTATAGATGCGTTCCCTACAGCAGAAGAAGCTTCAGACTGGCTCGCTAGCAATTATGAAAAATTAAAAGATGCTTTGGGGAATTTAGTTTCACAAACTATAACGCCTAACGACTACGCAGAGTGTCAGGGAACCGGAAACGGCGGTTACGCCACGCAAGGTGAGTGTATAGTTGCTAAGACGAGAGCGCAGATAGTTATTCCCGGATTGCCTCCCATACCTCTTCCCGGCGTCAAGTTAGAAGACATACAAGAAACGGCTGAAGAAGCATTAGAGAGTGTTAAAGAGGTTCTTGAATCCGCAGGGGACGCAGCAGCAGGCGCGTGGGAGTGGGTTAAGGGTGCTGTAGACGACGGCATAATAGATGTAAGCTCAGTTCTTAGTAGCGTTGCAGCAGGGGACTACACCTTTGGCGGTTTGTTTTCAGGCTCAGGCGGTAAAAGCGAAGGCGGCGTAGAAGTACCTGTAGATACAACAGAAGAGACTCAAGAAACTGTAGGCGTTTCTGAAGATGGTTTAACCTTTGGTGGTTTTCCGGGCGAAGGTACAGTTGCTTCTCAAAACGTTGGAGAAACTCCTGACTTAGTAATTCCCGGAGGTGTTACAGAAACCACGACAAACAGCGGTATGCTGACTGGCGCTAACGAGAACTTAACCTTCGGCGGTGGCAGCAGTATTACAGAGCAAGACATTAATGGTCTTTACTTAAACCTTCTAGGGCGTGACGCCAAGCAGTCAGGTCTTGACTACTGGATGGGTGACGTAGAGAGAGGTGCTACGTTAGACGACATAGAATTTAACATTAAGCAGTCTGAAGAGTATAAAAACTTAAACGCTAACGATGATAGTGATGATTTTACATTTGGTGGTGACAGTGGGTCTGCGGACAGCACTGTAACTACAGGTACTAACGTTCTTGACCTGTCCGGAGGCAGTAAAGACGCTAACGATGATAGTGATGATTTTACCTTTGGTGGTTACGACGGCGTAGATAACACTACTGTGACCGGAGGGGGTAATCTTGACCTGTCCGGAAACGGAGGTAACGTTGAAGAAGTTGTAACAGGAACCGTAGTAGATCCTAAAGAAGTCGTAGAAGAAGTCGTAGTAGATCCTAAAGAAGAGACTGAAGAAGTTGTAATTTCACGAACGCCTGACGAAGTTCAGCAAACTGAAGACATTTTTGAAGGTCGGATTTCAACAGGACTGCCTCCGCTAGAATCCTTACCCCCAGAACTCACTAAAGAGGAAGAAGAGGAAGAAGAAGAAGAGACTATATTAACTGGAGGCGGCGACGATAGTTTATTTAGCGGAAGTCTTTTAAGCGGTGCGGGCGCAGCAGGGTTTTCTCCGTTTATGGCAGGCATTACTTATACACCGTTAGAAGTTCAAGATGTCATACAGTCACCGCAAACAAATTATGTAGCAGAGTTAGATAAAATTATTAACAGAAGCATGTTTAAGGGAATGATAGGATGACCTATTTAGAAGTTGTCAACAATGTGTTACGAAGACTGCGCGAGGATGAAGTGACATCAGTGCAGGACACCACGTACAGTAAGATGGTTGGTGATTTTGTTAACGACGCAAAGCGCATGGTAGAAAACGCATGGGATTGGTCAGCAGCACGTTTGACTATGACTATTACAACAGAAGAAGATGTGTTTAACTACGTACTCACAGGCACACAGAACCGCCTTAAGGTGCTGGACGTTATTAATGACACCTCTAACTTCTTTGTAGAGTACCGACCTCAACGTTGGTTTGATGATCACTACCTGATACAGCCTGTCGTTAAAGGAACACCACAGTTCTACACGTTTAACGCAACTGACCCCGCTGGTGACACACAGGTTGATCTGTACCCCAAGCCTGACGGTGTGTACAAGGTTCGTGTTAACGCTATTGTGCGCGACGATGATCTCACGCAAGATGCTGAGAGCGTGATTGTGCCTTCGGCTCCTGTTATACATTACGCTGTTGCGTTGCTTGCGCGTGAGCGTGGCGAGACAGGTGGCATATCTGCACAGGAATACTTTGGTATTGCTGATAGATTTCTAAGTGACGCTATTGCTATAGACGCAGCCAAGCACCCAGAAGAAGTTATTTGGAGCGCTCCTTAATGTCCCAGAACCTTCAGAGTCTAAACCTTGTAGCTCCTGCGTTTCGTGGGTTAAACACACAAGACTCTCCGCTGTCTCTTGATCCGTCGTTTGCTATTGTTGCAGACAACTCAATCATTGACAGGCGTGGACGTATCGCAGCGCGTAAAGGATCAGCTACAGTCACTACAAACAAGACAGCGTTAGGTACAGATTACATTAACGCAATTGGTGAGTACCGGGATGACTTAGGAAACTCTAAGCTTTTCTCTGTAGGTAACAACAAGATACTTTCTGGAACTACTACGCTAGTTGACGAGACTCCTTCAGGCTACGCAATCTCAGCCAACAACTGGAAGATTGTAAACTTCAACAGCAACCTCTACTTCTTCCAGAGAGGTTATCAGCCTTTAGTGTACAACCACACGCTAGGCGCTGTAACACCAATGTCCACTATACAACACGCTAGTGGCGTCACATCAACAATGTACGGCGGTGAAGTCTTAGGTGCTTTTGGCAGGCTCTGGACTGCTGACTTTATCGGTGACAAGTCTACAATTTACTGGTCTGATTTGTTGTTAGGTAATCAATGGTCTGGTGGAAGCTCTGGCAGCATTGACATATCTAAAGTGTGGCCTAACGGTTACGACGAGATTGTAGCCTTAGCAGCACACAACGGATTCTTAATTATCTTTGGGCGTGACAGCATTGTTGT